TGCTCGAGGTTGGATCAGGCACGCTGGCTATGCCCTACACTGAGACCAAAAGCGCTTTAGTTCGTTCTGGATGTGACGCGCGAGGCCGTAACAGTCGAACTCCGAAGGGCCTCGGGCGCCGATCTTGTATGGCTTGCCGATGAGGCTTTCGAGGAAGGCGAGACGATCCATCACGACACCGCCAAGAGGCTCGGGAACCGAACCATGTCATAAACCTCGCGCAGCACCCGCATGCTCTGCGGCTTGGCGATGGCGAGTTGCCCTTCCAAGAGCCGCCCGGTGCGCTTCACGCTCCGCAGGATCAGCCGGTAAGGCCCCTGCCCTACGGTCTCCGGATCGCTCGCCAGATAGCCGCGGAAGATCGCCTCGATAGGCGTGTTGATCTTTACGGCCTCGGAGAGATAACGGGATGCCTCCCGGTTGATGTTGTCGAGCCGGATGGTGCATTCCGCGCCCAGGGCACCTATGCGGGGATAGTCGATCTCGAAGGGGATGGCCTTGAACGGGACGACCAGACCGCCGCCGACAGGAGCCCCCGCCTCGAGGCGGAAGTTCACATCGACCGTGTTGCGGACGGCCCGGATGGGTGCCGGCGCTCCGTTCTCGACAAAGGTAGGGTGGATAAGCTCGATGGTGATCAGCATCACCTCGTCTTTAGGCGCGGAGGCAGCCGCCTCGGCCCATGCCTGAGTTGCGCTGATCGGCATCAAAGGTCCCAGACATCGAGGGAGAAGGAGACGAAGATGCGATTGCCGGCGCGGGAGGGCTGATACTGCCCCCCATTGCGCAGGCGAACCCGCCGAACCGTGCAGCCGGTGAGGTCAGAGACGGGCATCTCAAAGTCTGCGGTGCCGTGGGAAAGGGTGTCCCGCACGAACGCCTTGAAGGTCTGGAACTGCTCGGTGGTCATGCGGATAGTGAGGTCCACGACGCCGATGCCGACAGTTGCGGTGCGCCGTGAGCGGACGTTCCCGGCTGCCATCTCGCTCTCAAGCCCCTTGCGGAAAGGCTCTGCGATGTTGCGGGACGAGGGCTCATGCGGAACGGAGGCAGGCCAGATGGGGAGAGGCATCAGCGGCCACCCATGGGAGAGACGCCAAACCGCTGCTTGAGGGCCTTGTCAAGGCCACCGCTGGCAACCATGCCGCCGAGCATCTGCTCGATCTGCACCTCGAGGCGCGGCCCCTGCGGTCCCGGCACCTGGCGCGTCGAGACCTGAGCCCCGGCGTTGTTGTTGATCACGACCTGCATGGCACCGCCGCCGTATTTCCCATGAGGGACGATCCGGCCCGGAGTGGTCGGCACGAACAGCTCGCGGCCGTTCTCGCCCACTTCGTAGGGCTGCATGGCGTTGACCATGCCACCGCCTGCCTTGCCGGGGATGAAAGACCTGAACAAACCATCGAGCAACCCGCCCCCAGAGCCTCCATTGCCCCCGAACAGAGCCCCGAAGAGGCTGTCAAGCGCACGCGAGCCGAAGGTTTTCGCGAGGCGGCGACCGATCTCGTCGAGCTTCTCGCCTTCCAGAATGGCGTCCGAGAACGCCCCGCTAAGTGTCTGTCCAAACTCCCGAGCGGCATCGGCAACCGCTTCCTGCGCCTCTTGAGCATCCTCAATCTTCTGGGTGGCCTCGCCATAGGCAGCGGCGAGGCTGTCGATCTGGGCTTTCAACTCAGGCGTGACCGCGACGTTGGCCTCCTTGGCGGCTTCCAGCAGACGGAACGCGGCCTCGGCCTTGGCCGTTTCGCCTGCCGACAGGCCGATGGTCTGTCGCTCCACATCGAGCGCGCGGGTGCGCGCCTGAATGGCCTGCGTCTCACGCTGAAGCTCGTTGACCCGTTCTTGGCTGCTCTTCCCGCCACCTGATCCCCGACCTCCGCCGCCACTGCCACTACCCGGGCTAACGGGGAAATTGGCGAGCGATATAGGAGAAGGCAGCCCCACCATCGAAGGCAAGCCACTTCCAGATTGCCTCGTGGCATTGGCAGGAGGCTTGTATCCTCTCATGCTGCCATGAACAGCATAGGAGTTCGCATCGAACGCTTCGTCAATGCGGTTCCGCGGGTCAACTATGCCCACAGCAGCAAGCCCGCTGCGCGCGTAGGCCTTTGCTTCACCGAAGAGTTGAATGAAGCGCTCCAACTCATGAATTGTTGTCTGAAGTCCTGCCGGGATCTTGCCGACGTCCTCTATGAGTCCGTTGATGGCCGACTGGAAGCCCTCAGTGGCCCCGACTGCCTCGTTCATCTTGCCAACCGCGTCCGACAAGGCGTTATAGACGCGCGTCATACCCTGCCCGAGAGTCGGTACGGTATTCTTGGCCATGTCGTCCAGAATGCCTCGACCCGCATCAAAAGCCCGATAGAACGCCTCCGAGGACACCTTGCCATCATTAACCAGGGTGCGCAGCTTGGCCACAGAGCCTCCTGCTTCGACCATGCCAGCGGCTACAGCCTTAAGGATGGGCGTGGCAGCCTCATTGATTGAATTGAACTCCTCAGCACGGACGACACCGCCAGCGAGCGCCTGTCCGAGTTGCATGAGAGCACCGGATGCAGCCTGCGCGTCTGTTCCTTGAACACGGAGCGCCAAGGCCACCCCTTCAGTGAACCTCAGCATCTCCTGAGTGCTGGTATTAAGCTCAGTCTGCGACTGCCCTAAGCGGCTGTAAAGTTGCGCCATCGCCTCCAGCGGAGCTCCCTGACGCTGCGAGATCGCGAACAGCTCTCGATAGGTAGACGCCAGTTCCTGTCCCTCCAGTCCCGCAGTTTTCAGCGCGTTCTGAACCTTCGTGTATGCATCAGCGAACTGTGCCACTTGCTGGACTGACAGTCCTGCCAGCATCCCACCGATGGCCGCGTTTATACGGCGACCCGCGCTCGCCATCATGTTCTCAATGCGCCGCGTAGCCTGCTCCGTACGCCTCTCAACGCCGCGCATGGCGCTGTCCGTCGTTTGACGACTCCTCGCCATCTCACGTTCGAATTTTTTAATGTTAGCCTCAAGGCTGACCACGAGTCGTTCTAGATCCGTTGCCATGTTGGCTCCATGGATGAGGAGGGAAAATGCGTTCTTTGTTTCTTGGCTTGGCCGCTCTGGTAGCGTTCAATGCAGTTGCTTTTGCAGCCCCTGTCGATCCAAACGTATACAAACCAATGGACCGAAAGAATTACCCCAAGACCTTCCAGAAATGGGGAGCTTCTGGAGTCAAAAAGATCGACGAGCTTAGAAAATCAGCCGCGCAGTTCGCTGCCGGATCGCTAGAATGCGACAAAGTCGCTATTTCGGAACTTTCAGACAGTAGAAGCTCTCCGCCAGACAACATTGTGATCTTAGTAGACTGCGAGAATGGCAAGCGTTTCTACCTGAGTGCGGCAGACATCAAAGAAGCAAGGGCACCACAGTCGCAGGATGCCAAGATGGAAAGCTTCACAGACGCCGCCGCCCTGGAACAATGCCAGGCCAAAGTACGGGAAAGCTTGGCCTTTCCTTCTAGCATGAGCATCAAATGGTCAGGCTCAAATGTTTATCGTGCTCCGACTACTGGAAACGTAGTTGCGTCCTTTGATTTCGACGCCAAGAACAGCCTTGGGAACGAACTCCCATACAAGGCTCGTTGTGTCTTCGATGATCGCGGGATGCATACGCCCGAAATCTCTGGGCGCTGAGTTCTAAAGGGCGCTCCGTTGAGCGCCCTGGTGAGCCGAACCGTTGACGGTAGCTAGGCGGCATGGACCAGTTTTAGGGTTCCCTGCCCCATGGCTTCTGCGAGATGAGCCCGGATGAGCGCCCTGCCCTCTTCCTTTAGCCAACGGTGCACAATATCCACTGAGTAGACGTAGGCTCGGGCAGAGTTGCCCAATTCCTGCTGCCTCGGAACAATGTTGTTGCGCTCGCAAAACTTGCGGAGGCGGGAAGCGGTCTTCTGTACGAGCCCGCGACGGCCCTTCTGCGGCACCTTCTCCATGTCGAGCACTTGCCCCGCCGTCATTGTGTCGATCACGAGTGCATGGCGGCGGCTTGCGAGTTCCGACTGGATCATCTCGGGGAGAACAGCGGCGATCTCGGTGTGGATGACGCCCTTCGTGATGCCGCCAATGGCTCGACGTACTTCGGCACTCAGATCAGTTACTGTGCCTGTATGTTCGTTGCGAACAGCTGCCTCAAGCTCCTGCCAGCGATCGATGATCTTTGCTCTCATCGGAACGCTGTACCCCGAAACGAGGATTAGGCATTCCCGCTGGGGGAGATTGAAACATTCCCGTTCTTCGCGCTTCGCATCAAAGTAACGGGCTGAAAATTCAGCCGGTTGGTTCCCCAACTCTGTCAACATCTTACGGATATCGGCGAGGACATTCTTATGAGCCTTCCCTGTGAGCCCGGCAATTTCCAAGCTCGACATCGTGACTCCAACTGTCGTGAGGTTCATGGTACGCATACCTTGTCTGGCGAGCCCCGCTAAGGCTCGCTTGGCCAAGACAGGCGGTGGGGTGTGAGGACCGGCCAAAGTTCAACACACCCCACTCGCCACGGCTGTTAGCGGCAGCCGCTCCCCCGTCGGGGATTACGAATCAAGTAGTGACCATCCTGAATTCGTTCGTTTTGATCCCCAAGCCCTTGGTGGTGTTCTGCACAGGTCTGTCCCCAGTTAACAAATCATCACCAACAGCAAGCCGGATTAACACTGTGTTAGGCTATAAATTGTTACAGATTTCTCAAGAACTTCCGTCATCGTCCTCATTCGATACCTCCGACAATACCTGGCTCATGTGAGCGTTAAGCGCGCGCTATGACGAGCACCGAGGGGGTCCTCTACGGCGCGCTTAATTTTGTTCCGGAACCAACCAGAGACTTACGCCCGCAACCACCCCCAGAGCGCTTCCTCTTCTGTGGAGCTGAGCGCCTTGTCCCCCTTCGGGTCATGGGCTTTGGAGTAGCCTTCAGCGACGGCTGAGAACTCCCAAAGGGACATCTCGTCTACCTGTCGAGGAGTCCATCCTCCGATGAGGGCTCCGTTTGTGTAGAAGGCGGCAAAGGGAAGTCGGTCATCTCCTTCATCTTTGCCGCCTCGCTTTTTCCCTCAAGCGGCTCCTCCTCGGAGCCGAACAAGGCTGCACCCAGGATCAGGGTCGCAAAGACGCTGCTTTCCGTGATCGGACGATCCTCGACGTAGCGTTTCACCAGATCGAGGGCGTCGGCGGGCTTTGTGCCCCCGCCGATCAGGCCGAGGCGGATAACTTCGCGGACCTCATGAGGCCAGGCGTCGTTCGACCGCAGAGCCTCAAAGAGGGTTGCCGGACCAATGAAGGGTGCCCCGAGCTTCACGCGAGGCCGGTTGATTGTCTCCTGAAGCTCGCGGAGCTGCCCGATGGCGAGCCGAAAGCGATATTCGCCATCGGCCCAATCCAGAGTTACCGAAGCGTCCCGGCTCATGCAGCGGCATCCGACCAGACCACCGGCCCGGAGCTTTGCATCTCGATTGAAATAGACGCCCGTTCGCCGCGGGTTGCGCCCGGTTCGAAGCTGGTCAGATGGAATGCGCCGCTCCAGTAACCGCCGCCCTGTGCCAGCGTGCCGCCGACCTCAATGCGGACGTTTACCGTGTCCGTCGTGGTGAAAGCGTTGCGCCAAAGTTCCAGGGACTCGCGAGCGATCACGCCTTCGCCGGAAATCGTGACTGAGAGTGAAACAACATCCCTGTCAACGTAAGCCGGCGCATCTTCGTTGTCGCAATCGATGGACGTGGTGTCGTTCGTCTCTTTCGAGAACGTGACTGAACGCTCGGTGAGCCCGCACGGCGCCGCGAAGGTGCCGGGGGTGTCCGTCTCCAGCATCACCTTGAACGCAGAAAACGGGAGAGTGGTGGCCTGCGCCATGGTGGTTCTCCTTCAGTTGGGCAGGGGGTTAGGCGCCTTCGACGAGGGCGCGAAAGGACAGGCGAGCGCGGGTCAGGAGGCCATCGCCGCCGTCGCCCACGTTGGTGTCTCGGTGTTCGATCTCGGCGAGCGCGTAAGGCTCATCCAGAGTGAGCGGAGCGAGGTTCAGAGCCTTGCGGATAGCACTGGCGGCGCGGGAGGCTTCGACCTTGCCGACCGCACTCGACCACACATCAAGGTCGATGTAGACCTCGGCCCCGTCGATACACTCGGCACTGTCGTCCACCGTCTGGAAGTTCCGAATATGGACGTAGGGCCGCGGGGCATCGGCGGGAACCCGGTCATAAACTCGCCCTGCCACGAGCGCGGTGAGGTCCGCATCCTCTTTAAGGCGGCCGACAATGGCCTTCTGCAAGGCGGCTTCAACGCTCATTTGCCGACGACTTTCTTGATGCCCTTCCTCATGGCTCGGGTCGCCTTGCCTCGGGCTCGCTTGCGGTAGGCCCGATATGGGCCATAGAAGAAGGGTTGGGGCTTAGTGCCGGGATGTTGCGATCCCTTGAACATGCCGCCGTTGATATGCGGGGCGGAACCGAACTCCACAATGTGGGCATAGCGTACAGCGCTGTTGCCCGCTGTGATGGTTACGGTCAAATCCGGATCAGCATCCGCGCTAGCCTTGCCGCCCTGGGAGTATTTCGGCCCTTTGCCGCCTTTGTTGACGGAGATAGAGCGGCGAAGGTCCCCACTCTTGAACGGAGCAAGCCGTCGCTGAAAGTCCGCGATTTCCTCGGCGCTATCGACGAGCGCGGCCCCCATTTCCTTTCGCACTTCCTCCGGTATTGCCGCCAGCTTCCGCAGAAGCCTCTCGCGGTTCCGAACCTTCGCCATCGATCATCTCCACGGCACCGGCCGCATTGGCGACCTCGTATTCGGCTTCGGTGATCTTCACCTCGTCGCCGGCATTGCGGGCCATGACGACCGAGGCGCGGGGGCGATAGTCGAAGCGGCGGGTGTAGCGAACGTGCTTCATGACACTCCTCCAAGGGTGCAGGTCAGGAGGCGATACTGCCTCCGGTATTCTTCCGGATCGGTCACACTGTGGATCGCGAAGACGCGGGAACTGTCCCGCGCATCCACCGCCCGCCATTCGGTCTTGATGCCTGCCGTCTGAGACGACCACCGCACCCAGACATTCACAGGGTTGGTGCCCTGAAGGCGCTGAGCGGTCACAGTCTCACGGCCGGGGGCTTCCGTGATGCGGGCGTTGACGGTGAATTGATCCGTCCATGGGCCGGAAACCTCGTTGCCAT